ATTCTTGTTTAATTTAATTTTTTTAGGATAGGTTAGGTTATTAGTAGTGATTGTTGTTTTGGGATAGGTTATTTCTTTATCTATTGTCGCTTTACATGTGTTATTTGCTGTTGTTATTGTCGCAAGCAATACTATTGCCGCTATCGTTGCATATTTCATCTATTACTCCTTTTTGTGTTTATTCATCCTGAACGGCACCTCCTGTGTTGTTTCTCATATTAAAGCATCTTTTGACCTCCAAATCTATTTGGTATAGTTATTTATGATTTAAGATCTTTCAGTATAGCCTTTAATTCATCGTTGGGGTTATTCATCAACTTATTAATGAATCTCTCGCCCGATTTTATGATGTGTCTGCCGCATGCTGTTACTGCTTCGGCTATATTTATATTTGCATACCTAGAGTAAGGTATTGCAAGTATACCATAGATACTGTTTAATAGAATCTTAGTAGTCCACTGGAGTTTATCTAGCCGGTTTACTTCATTCTTATTTCCACCAGCTTTTATTAGTTTATTCATCTTACTCTTAAACTTCTTACGCTGAGCAAATAACTGAAAGGCCACATCAGCCAGGATTCCCACCTTGCCGGTGACAAACATGGCCCCGTTTGGAGCGATAGACAGTTTTCCGGCTGCCAAAGCATTGTTGAAGGTGGCAAGCTTTTGGTGGTCATACTCGATTATCTTGTCACCTGGCTTTTTAACTTTTATAATCGGAAACTGACGTGCGGCAGTGTATCTAACAATATCTTCCTCTTTCAGATCTAAAATCTTCCCAAAATAGGTTTCCGGGCTCATATTTAGGGTTATGATTGCGGTGGGATATTCTGACATAACATCTATATCAACTACCCATTTATATACTCCCGGTATGGGCTCTTTTACATAGGCCGCTTCATAATCCTCTTTGATGCCTTTTATCAGGGGTGGAGCACACTGGCTGTGGCGTTTAAGGTAGGTTAAAACTAATCCCTCAATTTGTGCGTTCTGGGTCTGATAGCAATACATTGGGGTCTTGGTTAGTAGAGATAGTGTCTGAATCATCTGAATGTATCCCAGCTTCTTCTCAAGCTGCACCGGGCGCTTGGCGTCAATCACATTATATTCTACAAATTTGTCAAAGTTATTCAGATATAAATCTCGTAGATTTAGAGCTTCCTGACTATAATCAAGTTTACCCTTTTCCAATTCATGTGATGATACATAATTTAACGAATAAGACTCCAACCTCTCCCCATATCGCTTATAGATGTCCATATAATCCAAGATAGTGATTCCACCAATGTCCAATTTATACTCACTACCTTTCATCATTCTCCCGGACCCATCATAGACCTTGGCGCCGGTCCACATAGACACTTGATGTATTGGAGATAGGTAATTATGTATCTTGGTTTCTTCGCCCCACAATTTCAATATTCTGGTTATGATATACGGTATGTCAAAAGTGTATATGTTCCATCCTGTTAAAACATCGAATGGATTTGACTTCAAATGAGATAGAAATCGCGATATCAAATCTTTTTCATTGTTACATTTTATATAAGTCACATCCGGTAGATTGCCATTGTATTCATGTGTTCCAAAAGTCCAGGCTCCGCCGGTTAGTGTATCCCAAATTGATATTAGAGTGATTGGATCTTTGGCTTCCTGGGCGTCGGTAAAGTTCTCGGCAGAGGTTTCAATATCTATACTGTAGATTCTAAGGATGGGAATTTCAATTTCTTCATCTGGTATACCATGATACCTTTCGGCTAGAAATTGAATCTCCGGTTTTACCAAAGCTTCATGACACTCTGGATTCTCGTTTATATAATTCTTGTACTCATAGAAAGAATTAAAACTCTTTTTAACCATCGGTTGCCCGAATATAGATTTTATGTCAGACTCGCCTGTTGCTGGCAGGAATACATAAGGAGCCCAATCTATATCGGTATAGAGGTTTTGCCCCTTTATCTGCTCCCATAGGCAAATTACACTCTTCTTTTTATTATAGAAAATATTTTTGTACATGCAGATATTATATCAAATTTTACTGCTGATGTAAACCTTGGAGGGCTTTGATGGCAGATTTTGTGATCGTTTTGGTGTTATCATCTTTCACAAGTTGTTGTAATTCTTGGAAATATTTGTAATATCTTGGGACTAATAATGTCTGAAAATGATGTCTATTTGGTGATAGGCTTTCTAAACACAAAGTACCACAAAGAAGACAGCCCCAAAATAAAGATGTTATTTTGGCCATTTCATCTGCACTACAAGTTGGACAAACAAAGGTTGTTGCTGGTTCATATGTAGTCATTATTTCATACTCTTACAAAGATAGTTACTACAGAGAGCGCCATACTTTTTACATATATGTCCATCCGCATTATTATAAAAGTATATCTCGCAATCAAAATCTATATCGCTATTACAAGACATAGGAGTTTCTTTGCGGCAAGACTCAAAACAATACTCAAATTGAGTATCCCTTATATTCCAGACTGTATTGATAAACTCTAGGGGATCAATCTCGAATAATTTCTGATGTGATTCCTCTAGTTCTTTGGTAGCTGTATCTTCCCCCAACACGTCATATTCAATTGTCAGATATAGTTTGATGGCATCACCTATTCTTTAACTATTTTTAGTTTTGCTGATTTTCTGGGCACGAAATCATCACAGATCAAGGACTCGTTTAGTGGTTCCATCATATCAGTAACACTACATTTGATATTGATCGTATTACCGATCAAGTTAATTCTGTGTCCACACTCATTACAACGTACACGAGTCTGAGCTTTTTTCTCCATTTGTTCTCCTTATTACGTATACCAATTAGTTTTATTTGGTAAACCTCATTTATATTTATCGTTTAATAGTTTAATAATATCTTTATTCAAGTTGGGCCGTTTATAATATTTATTCATAAATTCTTCAAGGGTTAAAGGTTATAATAACTACTGCTGATTGAGCCGCCATAAGCTATTGTTTTGTCTTTATATAAAGCCACATAGGTTTTGTCTTTATAATCCATGTAATAATGCATGCCAAATCTGATAACATCGCCGCTGCTCCATTTCCATCCTAGCTCGTCTAGACAGTTTAAGAGTTTTTCATATTGGTCATATGTTTTTGTCATAACAGCATCGCGTTTTTTACTATCAGCATCATGAGCCCGCTTATTCAGTTTGGCAATTTTCACCTTGAGTTCTTCCCACCTGCTTTCTGGAATATATCCTTGCCATTCGGCCACGATCATTCTCCTTATATATAATATAACATATATATGGGGATAGTAAACAAACTATTTTGCTAAATATAATATGAAGGTTAGGCTTCTCGCTAGAACGATAAGCCGCTGACCGGAGACTAGGCCAGTTGTCCCTTCACACACCTATTTAGGAGACAGTCATGTTATTCACTGAAGCAAACTTAAAGAATTTTAGAGTCACCAAAAAGAATAATTTTAGAAAAATCAATACAAAAGAACCAACTTATTACTATTATTATGCATGCGAGAAATGTGGATATCCCTTTATAAGTATAAGATGAAATGGTAAATATTGTAGTTGTAGTTGTATGCAACTTTGTGAACAGATTTCAAAGCGACCAGATGTAAGAGAAAAATTACGAGTAAAAGCTAAAAACAACAATCCAATGAGAAATATAAAAACAAGAAAAAAGGTAAGCGATGCCCAAAAAGCTAAAGGCGTAAATCATCCATCCAAAAGACCGGAAGTTAAAGCAAAAATAAGTGGAGAAAATAGTCCAACTAAAAGGTTGGAAGTGAGAGAAAAAATAAGTAAAAATCATGCTGATTTTTCTGGTAATAGAAATCCAAACTATATAGATGGTAGCTGGTGTAGTAAAGAAAATCCATATTGTATAGTATGGAAAGAAAGAGATTGGAAAGACCATATAAAATATAAACGAGATAGAAATAAATGTTGGAGCCCGTACTGCAATGGTAGGCATACTAACAAACTTACACTACATCATATAAACTATGATAAAAAAGATTGTAATGGTGAAAATTTGATTACATTATGTACATCATGCAATGCTAGAGCAAACAAAGATAGAGCGTGGCATCAAGCGTGGTATACCTTACTTATGGAAAAAAGAAGATATTAAATTCGTCCACCAGGATTTTCTCTCTTTTACCCCTGTCTCATATCCTTCCGTAAAAATTATTCTGGCCAATGTTACTGGATTATATTGAGTGGCCCAGCCGGGATTACGGTGCCTGAACACCTTCCACCAATCTCTAAAGATCATATCATCCATTGATTCTCTCCCGAATTGATCGGTTTAATTCAGATAATTCTGTCTTAACTCCAGACCAAAAAGCATATTCCAGCATCCGCTCGGTATAAAAATCCATAGTTATATCTGGATACTTAATCTTGAAATCTTGTAACCACTCTTGAAACAATTTGTCCATTGATTCTATTGAGTCCATTATTTACCCCCTCTTTCCTCATAACCCATTAACTTCATAGCAATTATAATGATAAGTGTAAGGGGCCAGAATATAGATATTAGTATTGCAATTGGAATAGTGAAAAAGTAAATATCGGGTTTTTCATCATCATAGTCCCGTTTGATAATCCTGCCTGATGTTATACACGACATGATAAAGAAAAATATAGCTATAATTGTGTATATGATTATCCACATTTTAATCTTTCCCCCTCTTTGCCCGTTCTCTGATTTCCTCAAAGTTATAATCTTTAAGTAATCTCCCATTATTGTATACAGTTACTAAATGATTTTCCATATCAAAGACTTTAGCTTCATCAGCCCTAATAGTCTTGAAATCGCCATTCATATCTTTACATAATGCAAGATGACCTTTCTTAGATTTCTTACCATGATCTGTGATTGGATCTTTGTATACATCAATCCATTTGCCATTTATATAAATGGCCGATGTTTTCATGGCAAACTTTAGAAAATCTCTATTGAGGTTTTGCAGTAGAGCGCCACCCATACCAAAAGCAATATTATCAGTAGATAATTTGCAATTGGTTATTTCAACCAAGATATCACGAATACTGTCATATTCAACACCATCACCTTGAATTACTCGCACATAAGGCGGCAATACATCATAGCCTTTGTTGTTGGTTTCATAACCAAAGCTATTCATCAACTCTTTGATTACATCTCTTACAATAGTAACTGGATTACCACTGTCAGGACGGACAACCAAGGTAGCCCCGGAATCAATAATACGTTTTTTCAGCCTTTTGCCCCAGTATTCCTTGATTGCATGCATTATATCGTAACTATCCGATACTACTGCTACCATTCTACCGGGTTTAGCAAACTGATTTAACATATTCTTAAAGGAATCAATTTCACCCTCTCTACCACCCCAAGAGGTGATAGTGCTGTGTTCGGAGTTTCCCGATATACTTATTATACCATTTCTTCTTACAACAATCATCCCAGAAGGCACGCTTACACAATATATATTGCCATTATAATCCAATATTTCTTTATAAATCCCCTTACCTTCTCTGAAAGGATTTATTGTTAATATAACCTCATATGTTTCTTTCCTATTATTTCTTTTATCAAAATAAGTATTAATAGTGGATCTATACCCAGAAAGACAACCAACAGTTTGCACCACATCCGAATTAAACTTTATTGTGGAACAATATCTTGTTCCACCACTTTTTAATTTAATGCCGTCCCAAAGAGAACATTCTTCTATAAACTCTCTACACCAATTTAAAGAAAGAGTATTAAATTCTATCCAATCAAATGTTTTGCTCAGTTCTTCGTCAAGTTTTATCCAAAACGATACATATCCTGGCCTATTGCTTTTAGATTCAGTATATTCTACTTCAAGAGAATTCAATATCCATCTTAACCTCTCCTTTTTTCTTTCCTTTTTTAAGGAAAATCTGATCGGGATCTTTCCGGTACGATTTCCATTATAAGCATCTTTTCTACTTGGAAAAGATCCATCAGCTTGAAATGCTATTTTCAGTCTTTCCATCATAGAAAGACCGTTTTTATGGAAACCGCTTTTGATTTGGCCGCCCTGTAGCCACAAATTTCTATGACTAAATTTAGCCACGTTAGCTTCCTGTATTTCTATTTTACCAGTAGCAATACTTTTTCTCACCATTCTATGATTAGGGGTAACAAGCAGATCAACTTTGCCTTGTTTGCTTTTGGTGTAAAAATGTATCATTTCTCCGACATACCTATCTTTATAAATATTAATTGGATTAACGAACATTATATTCCCGTTGTCATACTGAGCGACCATATCATTATCAGTTAAATCGTTAAATAATTTAAATCCAATATCGGTTAAGATTTCTGTTTGACTATCATAACAAGCGGGAATAGAAAAGCCAGCCATATCTTCATTATAGTATTTTCTGGCTGCCAGGATACCAGACATTGTATCAGTGCCCTTGAAGTTTATCAAGTGGGCACAACCACCAATAGAAGCTGTCTCAAAAGAAGAAGCCCCGCGAGCACCAAAATCATGTAACTTAAAGTCAATCTGGCTAGGGTCATCGGAGGTTGTATTCATATAATCTTGAATCAACTGACGAATCATCCACGACAGAGTGCATACGGTTGTGGGATACCACACGCCCCGTAATAGAGATGTTTCAAGGAAGGATGGCAGCCAGAAGAAATCAGGATGTGTGTTTTCTATCTGTACCAATACATTGCTGGTTGGCACCACTGTGCCCTCAGCCACTGCCTGAATGTTGACTGGCCAGTACCCCAGGGCTATCAAATCAGTAAACCCTTTTTTATTGAATGGTTCCCC